GTAAAAAGAATCCTCTGCGTTCACTGGGCACGAACATGGATCAATTCTTGGATTCTTTTGATGTGACTGGAGACGAGGCGAATGCCTTGAGATTATTGAGAGCGGTTTCACCTGAGATGACATGCTCACATTTGAGGAGAGATTGTTTAATTGGAGGGATATGCGCAAAACAGTTTTTCAACGAGGTGCTGATGGCCATTCTGGATTCAAAAGATCGTCAGGCAGCGCGTCAGCTGGTGACATTAGCTGTGATGACCAGTTACGACCGAGAGCTAATCTGGCTCAACGTACTAAGGTCAACTGAAGTGCTGCCGGCAAATGATTATGCACATGAAATACAGAATGTGGTTCTGAACTTGAAGAGGGTCTTCATAGAGAGTGGGTTGGAAGAAAAATACAAGAGTTTCAGGGCGAAGCGGCGTCCAAACAGATCTCCGACCGAGGATGCTTTCTCTTTTTTGCCCTTTTTCTACATACCCATGAATGAAACAAAACGGGTTGGAATAAAGAAACTCACTAGAGTTCGGAACCTAGGTGTTGCTTTTGTTGATAGACGCGAAGTGACGCATCATTTACCGTTCACGGTGGACGCTGCTAGAAGGGACCTTATGATGCTGAGAAATTTCACGCTGGAGCACCAAAGAACATGTACGTTTACGGGTTCAAAGAGCTTGATACATGGGATGATATTCTGTCCTGAGGAGATGGAACCTCTTTTCCAGAAGAAGGAGACAGCGCTAGAAATCTACAGAATTTGTGAGCAGGATATGAAGTTTATCAACTCAAGAGGTACGATGTCATTTCCCCGGTTTTTGATGCAACGTTTAGCGGTGAAAAACGCTTCATCTGATGCGATGGACCAGGTTATGTTGGGACGAACTCCGAGCGATGGACGTTTGATGTCGGTGACTGGTGCCTCTTTCTTTTTTGGAGGGGGACCTGATTGGCGCAAGTGGGCGATGCCGGCGTTGTTGGTACGTGCTGCAAGACTGAGAACCGTCGTGACATCATTCGTTAAGGAGTGGTTTGATTCGACTCACACATGTCAAGTCTGTTTCCTAGTTGAAAAAGGTGTCGCCGATTCAATTCCGATCACTGATGTTCGTTTATCGGATGTGTGCGGCGTAGGACCAGTCGCATATGTTAGATCTTATGCACATGATGACGGGAACGCGCCGGATGTTCGCGTACTGAGAAAAGGTGAAATCTTCAGATTGATGGGCGGACATTATGTTATGCAGACAACGGCGAGTACAATGGAATCATTGGTCGTTGCCGCGAAGGAGATGCAGCGTTTGGTTCGCGGCGATGGTTTTTGGGACACACCGTATTGGGGTTTAAGCATGGCAAACCTTTGTAAAATCATGTTTCATGAAAACCCAGCAAAGGAACAGATTCATTTCATGATTAAGCTCATAACCTTTGGGATGTTTGGTGGGGTTCAAAGGCACAATGGACTGTTCACAGACTGGGACAATTTGGAGGAGTTCTTGAAGAGGATGTTTTCTACGGAGGAGATGGGCGTTCGTATGTATGAGTCAAGTTACCATGCGATACTTCGTGCGTGCATACTACATCTACAGACCACTGCGAAGCCTACCCTCGTTCAACTAACTCACGCGATCGAATCACTCGACCTTGGAATAGAAGAAGTTCCTTTCAATTTTTATGTCTAAAACATCATAATAAACCATAAAGAGTCTGAGTAATTGTATCCCTGAGCTCTTACTCTTAC